CCCTGGATACCTTGTATACCTTGTAAGCCTTGAGGTCCTGTGCTTCCTGTTTCACCAGTAGCACCTGTTAGACCTATAGTGCCTGTAGCACCAGTAGCACCTAAACTTCCTGTTGCCCCTTGTACGCCAGTCGCTCCAGTCGCTCCACCAGGACTACCTGCTACACCCGTAGCACCTGTAGCACCACCTGGGCTTCCTTGTGGGCCTGTCGCTCCTGTTGCTCCGTTTAGACCTGATGACGGGAAAACATTGAGTTGATAATTAGTTGGTGTTATTACAAATTCGGACATAGTTATTTCCTATATTATTGATATCTTATAATCAACCCTAATGGTTCTTTGCTGACATCTGCTAAACCACTTAGCGGATCTGTTCTTGTGACAGTCATAGTAGTCACTACTAATACTGTTGGGTTAGCAGCGATAGTAGGAGTTGTCTCTGGTGTTTGACTACTAATATCTGTTGGTATATAAATGTATCCTTGACCTAATGAAGCATTAGTAAATACTGCTGCTAATCCTGCTGGCACTGCTGGTTGTGGATCAACTAACTCTAGATTAGTAATCACAATATCTGTATTACCAGGATTTATTAGATCACCAGAAGTATAAGTCACAGTACAACTATACCATTTAGCACTCATCGCTAAACTCCATAAACTTGGACTTGTACAGTTCAATGGATCGCCGTTAGCATCTTTGAAAAAGATGGGCAATGTATAACTTTCATTTTGGTATATTTCCAAACAAGCCATCTCTGTGCCAGCGATGGTAACTTGTTTTGCTCCACTTAGTATCAAACTCATATTAGTATTCCTATATTGTATTTATTTGTCATAGTAAATATACCAATGCTGTTACATCTGGAACACCTGTTGGTGTAGCAGTGACAGATAATGGTGTCAAACTTGTTGTAGTATAATTCAAATTCAATGCTGTAAAGCCAACAAACCCAATGTAAGTATTGACTTGTAAAGCAAATACTGTGCCTGCTCCTGCTGGCGTGACAACACCAAATATGCTTTGATTTAGATAACTGCCTGAGCCATATGGTACTGGCTCACTTATCGCAAAGAAACCACCACCGTTGTCTGCTAACAATGTCACATCAGCATAACCAAAACTACCAAATTCAAAGAATTCTGGATAGACATCTATGTTGAATGTAGCAGTATATGTTTGATCATATGCTTCTGGTGCTGCTACTTTAGTGACTTGAAAACTTGGATTGCTAAATGGTAACGACACAGGTGTCAATACACCACCGGTAACATCGCTCAATTTCAAACTTGGTACAAAGCCAGTATTAGTGATATCCAATGCTTCAAACTTTTGATAGTATTGTCCGCTTACTAATGTACTATCATAAGTCAATCCACCACCAACAAATGTGACGATGACACGATCACCTGTACCGCTTGGGAAAGGTGGATTGAATGTTACAGGTACAGCATCTCTACATTGTATGAAGCGACCACCTTTCAAGATACCTAATGCTGTATTGCTACCTATAGCACCAGTATCAATATTGACAGTACCACCTGCTGCGTTCAATGTACCACTGAATACTGCGTTGCCCCCAGTGTCAAGATAGAACAATGCGTTTGCTGCTGTCTTGGTGCCAGTACCATACCACATTGGGAAAGTACCAGTAGCAGATATTTCTACACGACGACTTGGCGCACTTGCTGTTTGTATAGTGCCGCCAGTCAATGTGCCCATATCAGCACTGATAGCACTTAGTTGGCTAACAGCAATCTGTGCTGCTTGTACAGCACCGGCAGCGATCTTGTTTGTAGTTACTGCGCCTGCTTGTATGTTAGTTGCTGTCACTGCGTCAGCAGCGATTGTACCAGCAGTTACCGCATTCGTCGCAATCTTACCAGCAGTAACGCTATTGACGGCAAGTTTATCTGCTTCAACTGCGCCTGCTTGTATTTTTACTGCTGTCACTGCGTTTGTTGCTATATTGTCAGCGACAACAACTCCTGCTGCTATAGTACCTGCTGTCACTGCTCCAGCCGCGATCTTGCCTGCTTCAATAGCACCTGCTGCTATCGTGGCAGCAGTGACAGCACCAGCAGCAATCTTTGCTGTAGTGATACTACCTGCTGCTATTTCTGCCGCTGTTACCGCACCTGCTGCTATAGTACCTGCTGTGACTGCGTTTGTGAATATCTTACCAGCAATAACGCTATTGGCAGCAAGTTTATCGCTTGTGATTGCTGCGCCTGCTATCTGGCTACTTACTATCTCGCCAATGATAGCACTATTGCTTACATTAGCGATCTGGCTCGCTACAACACTACCTATAAGTTTTGCTGCGTCAATATTTGCTAACTGACTATTTGTTAGTTGTCCAAGTATGGCACTGTTGCTTACATTAGCGATCTGGCTCGCTACGATCTGTCCAACAATACCTGTATTTGCTACGCTTGTCGCTACGATAGGACCTGTGATATCAGTGCTTGGTACGCTTGCTGTATAAACACTACCATTCCAGCGATATAGTTTATCATCAGTTGTCAAGAATAACACATCACCTATATAACTACCTGGCAAACTATTGACGATCTGTACAGGCTGTATATCGCTTGCGAATTTAGCACCTGTGATAGCACCTGCTTGTATGTTCTGTGCTTGTACGATATTTGCTGCTAATGTACCAGCAAAAAACGCATTACCTGCGCTATCAAAATATATCTTTGCGTTTGCTTCAGTCGTAGTACCAGTACCGAACCACAATGGGAAGGGACTATACTCAACGCTGCGTATCTCTAATCTTGTGTTAGGTACATTAGCAGTCAAAATATTACCGCTATACAATGTACCCATATTTGCTGTGATAGCACTTAGTTCGCTTACAGAAAGTTTGGCTGCTGTAACGCTGCCAGCAAGTATCTTGTTTGTTGTGACGCTATCAGCAGCGATTGCGTTAGCAGTCACGCTATCTGCTGCCATATTGATCGCTTCAACAGCACCCGCGGCGATCTTACCTGCTACGATAGCGCCTGCTTCAATCTTGTTTGCTGTGACAGCATTGACTTGTATTGCGTTAGCATATACGCTATTCACTGCTAACTGATCAGCACCGATAGCATTTGCTGCGATTTGATTGGCAACTAATGTACCAGTTATATTTGTATTAGGTAATGTAGCAAAACTGATAGCGCCTTGAATGACATTACCAAACAAGTTACTGATCTGTGTATCAATGATATTACCAATGATACCTGTATTCGCTACAGCATTGGCTACGATGTTACCAATAATGACATTGGCATTTACAGCATTTGTATAAGCACTGCCATTCCAACGATATATTTGGCTATCTGTATTATTGAATATGACATCACCTTGATAACTGCCAGGCACACTACTTTGTATGAATACAGGTTGTATCGTGCTTACAAAGTTATTTGCTGTGACAACATTTGGTCTGATCGTGTTGGGTCCTATACCACCATTACCAGTATTTGGATCATATGGATTTATTTTGGGTCCTATCCAATTATAGACATTGCTGGCATTACTTTGATTACCAGCAAAATCATTTCTTGCTGTAGCACTCCAATATACATTGCCGCCTGGTATATCATTGACATTGATTGTGATAGTGTTAGCAGCAGTCAATGTAGTGCCGGGACCTGCTTGTACAGTGCGATATAATAAATGATTTTGTATATTGCTATTATTACCATAGTTGAAATCCATATAGATGATAGTACCATTGCTTGGCACATTGCTGCTTACATTGAAACTGCTTGTGCTGCTATTGCTGATATTACCATCTGTTATGACTGGCACTGTTGGCGCATCAAACACATTAGGATCTAATAATCCTGTGTTGAATTCTGGTACGAAATCTTGTATTGAGTTATCTTCATAGATACTGTTATTATATTCAAACGCAACTATGCTTGCGCCTAATGTACCATCTGTTTTCTTTTCTTCGCTGACTTGACTTACACGGAACAGTTTATCTACCCAGCCATATACATCGTGTGTGATACGAATCACATCACCTGCTTCTATCTGTATGCCGCTATAATCAAGATCAAACCCTATGACTAAATCTTCGCGGCTTTGTAATAATCTACGCAAGCCAAGATACTTTGCTTGTACTGCGTTATTGACTAAACCATATGTGATGTTTAGGCGATTTGTCGCTTCATTAGGACTTATCAAGTTTGGCTGATAATCAACTAACTCTAATACTTGATAATCCATTTGATCTTTGATGTTTTCATTTGGATATGCTACTTCAAGTTCGTTGAAAGTATCATTCAAGTCAATAGGATTGATTTGTATGCCGCCTATCAAGATATCATCATTGACTTCAAATAAATTGCTTGGATCTGGATATGCTGGATAGCGTTGATTGATGACTACTTTCCATTGTCCAGTAAGTTCGCTATATTGTAACCAACTATCGCAACTATCTACAAGATTCTGTAGGTTGTTCAAGCAATTATCTGCTGTGTCAAGTGGTCCATTGATGCGATATCTTGCTTGTGTAGCACTACCGCCACCTTGTGGTATATATGTGATAGTTTCATCACTATATGTGTTTATAGCATCTAAACTTGCTGTATTCACTCTTGCTAAAGGAACAGCACAACCATATCTGTCATTAGTCAAATAATCTTTGATAGCAGTGCCGGGTCTATATACACCTGTGCTTTGTCCAGTTTCAGTATTGATGACTTGTGCCATCAAACTACCTAATCCAGTAGTACCGCTATCAACATTGTATATGACTTTGACGATAGCAAACGCACAATCTGTCATAGCATAAGTAGCATCCCAGTTAGGCATAATAGTATATGCTGGTAATGGATTGTTTGTCGGGCTATCGCTACCATCGTTATACAAATATATGAACAACTTGCCATTGACACGACCATCTAACTGTGCGAATGGTCCTGGTGTTGCGTTGTTTGTGTATAAGCCTGTTACAGCACCATCTATGCCAAACAATACTTTCTTACCGTCATAATAAACATCACCGAAACTAATAGTACCGTTATCAGTGACTTCTGCTAACGCTACAACATAATACATCGTTTTTTGATCAGGAGTTAGATAAGCATCTGTTATGGGACCACCCATAAACGCACTACCATAAACTACAGGTAGTTTGTTATCTGTTGCCGGCGGCAACTGTATTCTACCACCACCATCACCACCTGCTCCTGCTTTACGCATCGCTCTTTTAGCAATGATGCGACCAACAACCATACTGGTAGCGAACATACTGACAGTGACAAAGATCGCTGTAGCAATCTTACCTAAGCCAATCGCTGTTGCTATCGCTGTAAATATTGCCATCTTATGCCCCTGTCAACCAAGCCCATATGGCTTTTGCTGCTGATATTGCGCCTAACATATTATGTTCCTGCTACCCATACTTCTTCAGTTTTAGTATAACCAAATCTACTAAAATCAAAATCGGGACTATTGACCATCTTTGTCATAGTGTATAGTTGTATTCTATTTTCACTAATCAATTCTTTTGCTTTGTCGTTATATGCTTTCAACAATCTATAACCTGCTGTGGTGTTTCTATGATCTGGTTCTACCCAGTAACATAATTCTTTTAGGACACGAATATCTGGATCCCAGACATTGTGATCTATGTAACCTATTATCATACCAAATGGTTGATCATATTCTGCTACGATAGCAACGCCTCTACCTGCTAATATATGTGTGTAAAGTGTAGTAATATACACTTCGTTATTACACTCTTTTATTTTATCTACAGGACTGTTATCACGAAAATGCCTTAGCATATTGATGATATAGGGTAGATCAAATTTATTTGCTGGTCTTATGTTCATCTGTCAAACTCGTCTCCCTCAAAGCCGCGACCGGGTCCGCCGCCACCACCGCCACCAGGTACAACTGTTTTAGATTTAGGATCTTGTCCAAAGTCAAATTGTACGCCTGAGATAGCATAGACATTGTCCATACTGGCATCACTGCTATTGAAATATCGCCAACTTTCCTTGTTTGTTTTTCTTCCTGCGATACGATTCTCAAGCACTGTTTTATAACTGCTGGCACTGATAGTCACTGTGAAGTTATCATCAAGCATCTCACGATCTTCGCTGATGCCATAGTTAGTGACTATGCCAGTGAATCTTGACACAGTATTTGACAATACCATATTGGCATCATAGAAACCGCGCAACACTTCTACTGTGCTGCCTCTAATCTTACTATCTAATACGACGAAAATGTTATTACCACTAACACCGCTCAATGCTATAGTTGTGTCACCAGAAGTCACACGAATATCACGATTCTGTGCTCCGACTGCTAACAAGCCACCTAATGGTGTATAAGTTGTGTTACCTATCGTCTCACTTTTATAACTGCTGCTGAAAGTATAGACATTGACATTGGCAGTGTTGCTGACATCATTGAATATTGTAAGTTTGACAAACTCAGCACTGTTTATCTGTGTGACATTATTAGCGACTGCTGGTATATTTTCCATTACGCTGCTCCACCTACCCATTCGTATAGTGTAAAGTTATCGCTGAATTCTATTCGTGCGTTGTTGATCAATACACCTTGAAAACTAAATTGATTGCCTGGCACAAGTTTATATATAGGCATATTAGGACAAAATAGATAGAAATTACAATTTGGTCCTACAGTTATGCTTGCGTTATTATAAGCACCAAATGATAAAAAGTTTGGTCTATTCACTGTGAATGTTATTGTGTTACTACCTGTAGCAACAACACTTGTGCTTGCTACTGTAAAAGGATATGGATTAGCACCTATCTGTATAAGATCGTTTGCTAAAAACAATGTAGTGCCATTAGTGATACCTGCTGCTACAAGACCAGATAATGTCAATTGTGTGCCATTGAAACTTGACACAGTTAGACCATTGACTTGGTTCTGTGTCAATACGCCTTGATAGCGCCATATCCAACTCACGCAACTATTGCTAAAATTGACTATCTGTGGGCTATATCTATCAAGCGTGTCAAGTGCTTCAACTAAGTTACGATGATCCCACCAACTCAATACAGGTGGCATCTCAATAGTGAAACGCCAAGGATTTCTTGTTGGTGTCAAACTTGTGCGAGGTATCTCATTGCGTGTGACTTGTAAGCCAACAACTTTTCTGCGATCAATATTGATACTACCCGCTTTATTGATGATTTCTTGTAATCCTGCCATATTTTACCCCATCATATATGGCATTTCTTTTTGTGCCATACCAACTGCGCCTAATAATGATTTGCGATTCTCAGCAAATAATTGTGCTACAGATTTAGCATCTACAGCGTTGATATTATATGTATTATAATTATTAGTTACCGGCGCACTAACTTGATTATTGCTCATACTACCATTAGGCATAATAGTGCCTGCTGTCTTAGGTATGAATAGTTCTGGTCCTTGCTCGCCTACAATGAATGGTTGTCCTGCTAATGGCTTAGCGCCGTTCGCTGCGAATCCAGCAGTATTGATACCGCTGCCACCGCCGCCACCAAGTACTGGTTTAGCGCCACCAAATATAGCGCCTATCGCTGCTAATATCGCTTGTACGACTATGGCTCTCATCTGTATCTTCAACAGATCAGCGATTATGCTTAGAGCAAAATCTTTGAAATTGAATTTACCTGTAGTGACAAGGTCATCAATAGCACCTTCTATGCCTTTGAATACTACCTCATATTTTTGTGCTGTCAATACCGCAGGATCAATGCTTCTTGCTAAATCTTCAAAATATTTTTGTGTCGCTATCGCACTATCATTGCGCAATGCTCTTACTTGTTCTGCTAAATCTTGTTCTATCTCTAATTTTTTCTTAGCAAAGTCACGCTCTG